AATAAAGAAAAACCTGATATTGAAATCACTGAGGATAAAACCGAAGAAACAGGTGATGTTGTCGAAAACAAACAAGAAGAAGAAAAACCAAACCTTAGTGAATCTAGACGAGATTATCAAAAAAGAATTGATAAACTTGTTTATGAAAGAAGAGAAGCTGTAAGAAGAGAAAAAGCAGCTGTCGAATACGCTAAAGGTATTCAAAAGAAATTTGACTCAAGTATCAAAAAGTTAAATTCTACTGACGATCAGTATCTAAAAGAATTAGATGCTAGAGTAGATGCTCAAAGAGAACAAGTTAAAGTAGCCCTTCAATCAGCAATCGAAAGTCAAGATGCTTCTAAAATTATGGAAGCTAACGATAGATTAACTCAACTAGCTGTCGAAAAAGAAAAAGCTAGATTAGAGATGATGAATCGTGAAGAACGAAAGAAAACTGATGAAGAAAAAAGTAAACAACAACAATACGTACAAGCTGAACCTCAAACAGCGGAATCATCACAACCAGAGCCACAAATTACACCTAAAGCCAAAAAATGGGCTGAAGAAAATAAGTGGTTTGGGAATGATGAGGTCATGACTAATGCTGCAATTACTATTCACAATAATATTTCTCAAGAGGGTATTGAAGTGGACAGTGATGAGTACTATAATGAAGTTAACTCAAGACTTAAAAGGTATTTTCCTGAGAGTTTTGGTAAGACTGATGACGAGCCAAAAAAAGAGACACCGAAACCCGTCCAAACGGTTGCCTCGGCTGGTCGTAGCCAACAAGGACGCAGAACTGTGAAACTCACAAAGTCACAGGTAGCGATTGCTAAAAGATTAAATGTGCCACTAGAGGAATATGCTAGATACGTGAAGGAGGATAAATAGTATGAATACAATTAATAGGACTTCACGGGAGTCAGAGAATAAGGTTTCAAAAGAAGCTAAAAAAACTTGGACTCCACCATCCAGTTTGGATGCGCCACCCGCACCGAACGGTTACGCCCATAGATGGATCCGTACTACCGTTCAAGGTTTTGAAGATACAGCTAATGTATCTAAAAAATTAAGGGAAGGATGGGATTTTGTAAAGGTCGAACAAGTTGAAAACGAGATCGGCACTAATAAATATCCTTTCTATACCGAAGGCAAATACGAGGGGTGTATTGGAATTGGAGGCCTTGTGCTGGCAAGGATACCAGAGGAGATTTTGGTTGCACGTGCTGAGTATTTTGCAAAACTTACTCAAGACAGAATGAACGCGGTTGACAATGATCTTATGAAGGAACAGCACCCTGACATGCCTATCAATATTGATAGACAGTCAAGAGTGACCTTTGGTGGTAGTCGTAAAAAATAATTTTTTTGCAATACCTACCGGGTTATTAAAATAAACTGTTAAAACGGAGAAAACAAATATGTCAAATCAAGTAGAAAAGTTCGGTCTAAGACCTTACAGAAAACTAGATGGAACACCTCTTGTTGGAGCCCAAAACAGATATACGATTGCTTCAGGTTATACTTCTGCAATTTTCCAAGGCGAAATGGTTGAACCATTAGGCACTGGAAATATTCAGAGACATGGCCCGAACACTTCGGATGCTGTTGTGGGTGTTTTTAACGGATGTTTTTACACAGACCCAACTACTCAAAAGCCTACGTACAGCAACTACTATCCAGGTGGTATTGCTGCTTCGGACATCACAGCGTTTGTTATTGATGATCCAGATGCAGTATTCTTAATGGATGCTGACGCAGCTTTTACAAGAGCTGATCTGTATAAGAACTACTCTGTTACTAACACAACAGGTGTTACACAAACAGGAATATCAAAACAGCAACTAGATGTTAGTGTATCTGGTGTTGCAAGTACTTTCGCAGTTCAAGCGATCGATATCTCGCAAGACCCAGAAAACTCTGACACAAGTTCTGCAAATGCGAACATTCTTGTTAGAATCAACAATCACTTCTATAGAAGTGGTACAGGTATAGCATAAGGAGATAAAACATGGCAATATCACGATCACAACTAGTTAAAGAACTAGAGCCAGGTTTGAATGCTTTATTCGGCCTGGAATACAACAGATACGAAAATCAGCATGCTGAAATTTTCGTAACTGAAACATCTGACAGAGCTTTTGAAGAAGAAGTAATGTTAAGCGGTTTCGCTTCTGCACCAACTAAACAAGAAGGTGCTGGAGTAGTGTTTGATACAGCAGGTGAAACTTTCACAGCTAGATACAACCACGAAACAATCGCTTTAGCGTTCTCGATCACTGAAGAAGCAATCGAAGACAACCTATATGACAGATTAGCTGCAAGATACACAAGAGCTCTTGCAAGATCTATGTCAAATACGAAGCAAGTTAAAGCTGCTAACGTACTTAACCAAGCACAGTTTACTGCTGTGACTGGTGGAGACGGGGTATCGTTAATTTCTAACGCTCACCCATTAGCAACAGGTGGTACATTCTCGAATGTACTAGCTACTGCTGCAGATCTTAACGAAACTTCACTAGAGCAGTCGTTAATCGACATCGCTGGATTCGTAGACGAAAGAGGTCTAAGAATCGCTACTCAAGGTAGAAAGATGATAATTCCAAAAGAATTACAATTTACTGCTGAGAGATTGATGAAAACTCCTCAAAGAGTTGGAACAGCTGATAACGATATCAACGCAATCGCTTCAATGGGTATGGTACCAGAAGGGTATTCAGTTAATAATTTCTTAACTGATACTGACTCGTTCTACCTAATGACTGATGTGCCTAATGGAATGAAACATTTCGTTAGATCACCAATCAAAACTGCGATTGAAGGTGACTTCGATACTGGTAACGTAAGATTTAAAGCTAGAGAAAGATACTCTTTTGGATTCTCAGATCCTAGAGCAATCTTTGGTAACGGAAACTTACCAACTAGTTAATAAATTACAATACAATTAGTATTACTTAAAGAGGGGCTTTCGAGCCCCTCTTTTTTTGTGTATAATAAAAACACCTAGAAATTAATTTAATTTTGTAGACTGGCTAGGCAGACGGTATAGAGACTACAAAGTTTAACCGCTATACAAGGAGAAACTATTATGGCACAAACTACATTTTCAGGTCCAGTAAAATCAGATAACGGTTTTCTTGCACCTTCATACACATTAGTACAAGCAGCAGCTATCGACAGTCCAGCGACTGGTTTAGTTATTTACATTTCTGATGCAACTGGTTCAGGAGTTACTGGATCACTTTGTTTTTACAATGGGACTAGCTTTATTGATGTTACTACTGGTATTGCAGCAGTATAATAATTAAAAGGAGAACAACATGGCAAGTAAAAGCGACGTACAAGCTACAATAATTTCGGCAGCTACATCAGATGTAGTTATTGCACCAGCAGTAAGACTAAAAGGAATTATTTTAGCAGGCTTAGCAACTTCTGGAGTTGTTCAGTTAAAAACAACAAGTGCAACTGGAGCTACTTTATTTGAAGCAGATGTACCTGCAGGGGATATTACAAGTTTAAATATACCTGAGGATGGAATTTTATTTCCACAAGGTGTTTATGTTTCAACTTTCACAGTAGCTAAAGTAACATTACTAACTGATAAATACTCTGGTCCTAATCTTACAACTAGTAACCCTGGTTAATAAGTTATGGATATATCTTATTACGAAGATATATTGTTTCTAAAAAAAGGTGGCATGCCACCTAGAAACAAAAAGAATTTCCGTTCCACTAAAAGTGGAGCGGGAATGACTGCAGCAGGTGTTGCAGCTTATAGAAGAAAAAACCCAGGTAGTAAATTATCTACAGCAGTTACAGAAGATAATCCAGGTAAGAAAAGATCAGCTCGTAGAAAATCATATTGTGCAAGAAGTGCTGGACAAATGAAGAAGTTTCCTAAAGCTGCTAAAGATCCTAATTCAAGATTAAGACAAGCGAGACGTAGATGGAAGTGTTAGGTTATGTCTTACCTAAATGCTAATATACCACCTATATATTGTAAAGTAAAAAAGGAGTATTTATATGATCTTAAAAAACATCAAGGAGAAAGTGAAGAGTGTGTGGTCTTCGGTATCACATCTATATCGGGACGTGCAATCTTATTTAACATCATGTTACCAAATGGTGCATGCTTTTGGCGCTTGCCTATCTCAGCGTTTTTTCAAAAATCACATGATAGAGCCACTGTGCCGAATATGCAGACGCACGAGTTGGAACTGTGGAACTGTTTTAGTTACTACCCTAGTGTTACTTGTTTTGATTGGTTGGCTGGTTTAAAAGGTAAATTTCTAGGTTTAGATAAAAAATTTTACCATGGAAAATATTTATTCACTATTGATTGGGCTCATCCAGAAACTAATATTTTGGATACAGAGCATTCTGAAATTCCTCAAGAACATAAGTGTGCACATATATTGGCTCTTGATAACGGTAATTATGCAGCTCAGCCTAATAATCGTATTTTGTGGCATGTTAATAGTTACACTACTGATGACAGTTGGCCTGACTATAAGGTACAAACTACTTACTGGGATGCAGAAGATAATGGTATGGTTACAGAAGATAGTGACAAAATGTTTTATCAAATGGAAAAAAAGAAATGATTGATAAATTTTTATATAATTTCTTTAGTTCTATAGATAATTTTTTTGAAGCTCTAGACAAACTTTTTAAAAGACTTCATAATAGGTGTCATGAGAGATACAAAAATATTAGAAAATTATTCAAAAAAAGTAAAAGAAGAAAATCAAAAAAAACTTCTTTTTAAAAATTTAAGAACTGAAGTAAATACAGGTGCGAATGGCACTCAAGACTACATTATTAAAAAAGGAACTAATATTGGGAAGGTAGCTAAAAAATGAAAGAATGTAAGCAATGCAAAAAAGAATTTGAACCTAAAGACGAATTAGATATTTTTTGTAGCCAAGATTGTAAAGAGGAAGCGTTAGCAGAATTAGATTCTGATTCTGACGAGTGTTTATCGTGTCAATAATGGAGGGTGCCTATATGCAACCAGGAGATATGAACTACAAGTTCACAGCTATTTTAATTATAGCTATTTGTTTATTAGCTGTCTTTGGAGGACCAGCTAGATGAAAATAAATGACAGTACAAATATTGGTCTCCCATTACGTAACTTAATTGGTTTGATCGGAGCCATAGTTATAGGAGCGTGGTTTGCCTTTGGTGTAATTGAAAGATTAAACCAATTAGAGACTAAAAATCAATTGTTTGAAAAAGATTTACTAGAAGCATCAGTTCAAAAGCCAATCGACCAGGAGCAATTTATGATCCTAGAATGGCAAGCAACTCAAATTGAAAAAATGCAATCAATACTAGAAGAAAACTTACACACCAATGTGATGTTAGATAATCACGAAAAAGAGATAGAAAAATTAAAAAAAGATATTGAAAAACTAAAGGATGCAACAAGAGATATCAAGTTTGCAAATGGCAATGGAGCTCATTAATGACAAAATTAGTAATAGCTTTATGTTTATTTTTAAATGGTCAACTTGTTGAGCATAGAGTACAAGAATCAATGGGTACTTGTCTTAAAATGAAGAGAGAAGCCAGTAGAAATATGAATATGGATAATAAACAATTGATATGTGGTGAAGTAGAAGCTATTATTTCAATTAATGTTGACGGAAGCGAAAGTATTGATAAGATCATCATAGAATCAAAATAATGAACCTTTCCAAAAATTTTAGTTTAAAAGAACTTACCAAATCAGATTATGCTATTCGTAATGGTATTGCTAACGAACCTAACATGGATCAAATTGTTAGACTTAAAGAATTATGTAATGAAATATTACAACCCGTACGTAATCAATTCGGCCCGGTAATTGTAACTAGCGGATTCAGATCTCCACAACTTTGCACAGCTATAGGCTCAAGTATAAATTCACAACATGCTGATGGCGCAGCCGCTGACTTCGAATGTTTAGGAGTTGATAATGCAGAACTTGCAGATTGGATTTATTCTAATGTAAATTATGATCAAATGATTTTAGAATTTTATACACCTGGAGAACCTAACTCCGGATGGGTCCATTGTTCTTATTCTGATAAACCTAGAAAACAATTCTTGCATGCCTTCAAAGAAGAAGGTAAAACTAAGTATAAACCAATAATAGGAAAGGCAGTAGATTTATAATGGCAATAACTAGAGGACAGATATCAAAACAAGTAGAAGGAAAGTTAAGAGGAGCTAGAGACGAGAAAGAAAAAAAGAGAAGAGTTAAAATAGCCATTAACAAAAAGAAAAAGCCAATTACCAAGACATTTACTGTATAGTTAATAAATGCTATAATCTTGTATGACTAAATTATGTGCAAGAGGCAAATCAGCAGCTAAAAGAAAATTTAAAGTATACCCCTCTGCATATGCAAATGCTTACGCATCTAAAATATGTGCGGGTAAAATCAAAGACCCATCTGGTACAAAAAGAAAAGATTGGGGACCAAAAAAAGCTAGTGAAGGAGCTATTATAAATATGAAAAAATTAAAAAAAGGTGGCGGTCAAGATATGGGTGCTAAAAAGAAAAAAATGCCTAAAGCTAGGGATGCAGCAATGATGGACAAGGATATTGTTTATATGGGAGATCCATTCATGGTTGATGGAGAAATTTTTGATCCAGTAAAAGAAAACCCAGAACTTTACTTAAGACCTGAAGGAGCTGAAAATTTTAGTAAAGGCGGAGAAGCTAGAGGTACGGGATGCGCGATTAAAGGAAAAGGTTTCAAAGGAGTATTTTAATGAGTTATAAGGACTTAGAAAAAAAAATAATTAAGGTAGATCCATTAGCTGAAAGATTAGATAGTGTTGGATTGACAGGTGGTGCAAGTAAAAAAGTAAATAAAACTAAAAAACTTTCTAAAGAAGCAAAAGCTGCTTTAAGAGAAACTACTAAAGCCAATTTAAAATATAGTAAAGAAGTATCTAAAATAGGTAGAAGAGGAGATTTTGGAACTCCGTTAATGAGTAGTTCTGTTGCAAAATCATTAAAAACAGCAGCTAAAGAAGCAACTTTAAAAAGTGAACTTGCTCTTCCATTTATTAGTAGATTTCCAAAAAATATTACAAAAGAAGGAAAAAATGAAGCAAGAAAATATCTAAAGAAAAGAAAAAAAGAATACGAAAGAGATTCTGAATATTTTAATAAAAAAGGGTACAGTAAAGGTGGAGAAGCTCGTGGAACGGGAGCAGCGATAAGAGGAACTAAATTTAAAGGAGTATTTTAATGGGAAAGAAAAAAAGTATACCAGACTATTTAAAAAACTCACTTCAAGGAACAACAGTAGGTGGAAGCCTAGGGGTTGATGATACTGAATATGTTACAGTACCTAAAGGAACACTAAATATTTCAAAAGGTAAAACTACTATAGAAGGTGGAGTCGCAAAACCTA